GCGGTCTCGTAGTGCGCCGATGTGCATCACACCCCCAAGTTGACCCGATTTAGGGCGAGTAGTGCATGGACACCGTGCGGCAGGCTGTGCGTCTGTGAGGTGCTCTGATCCTGCCGGTTCTCGTACAGCGAGCCGACCATCAGCAGCATCGCCGACCGCACCGTAGCAGGCAGCGAACCGGCGACATAGCGCACCCTCACCGCGTTCACGACGTCGAGCGTCTCAGGCCAGGACGTGTTGTACGCAGGCCAGAGCCGCGCGCGCTGCCCGTAGTCGTCGAGCGAGTACGAGAAGGGCGACATGGCCATCTCCACACCATCGAGGCCGACATAGTTCACGCTGACGATCGACGTCACCGGGAAGCGCGACAGTTCGAAGTCGGCAGGGAACGCCGGCAGCAACTCTTCCACCGTCTGCGAGCCGAGCGCCAGGCCGGTGAAGTCTTCGCAGTACTGGTGCGCGGCGGCAAGGAAGGCTTCGAGCTGCGCGTCTTCTTCCGTGCCGTCGATGCGGCAATGCGCGCGCAGGTCAGCCGTCGATATCGCTGGGGCTGCGGGGGTGATGAGTTTGATCATGGCGAACCGTTGTGGATCAGGCAATGTTCGGAGTGACCGGCATGACAAGAACCTTGCTCGTACCGTCATCCGCGAACGCGCCGTAGTTCTTTGCGCTGACGCCTGCAATGGCGCGGTCATAGGTGCCGGTGGCATAGATACGGACGCGCAAGCTTGTGGCCGCGGTCTTGGCGCGGAATGGGCGGCTCACGAGCGCCCACCGGCCGGCCGACTCGACAGCAATCCCACTTGGCCCGAACTCTGCCGGCTGAGTGGCGATGGCCTGGTCGTAGACCTGAATGATCACCGACCCGGCCGCCACCTCCCGGACTCGGCAGAGGATGTTCACGACTACCAGATCGCCCACCGCACACGCCAGAGGAACGACCATGAACGTATCGCCCGTGATCACGTTCTTCGTGCCGTAGGGTGTCATCGCCGTCGTGCCGGCTGGCGCCGCGGCGTGGGTGTGGGTGCCATCTGGGTCGACGAGGTTCTGGAACTCGGACAGCACAATCTCCGGGCTCTGCGCGCCAAGCTGCCGAATTGCGTACTCACGCACGCGACCAAAGAAAGGTTTCGACCCGTAGCGGATTCGGGCATCGGTGTTCTTGAAGACGATATGTTCCTCGTCTTCCATCGTCAGGGTCCAGGCGCCGGAGCCTCCCTCAAACAACACATAGTCCTGAGCCAGGATGTTGAACGTATAGTTCGGCCCAATTTTCGCCGTTGCCTGCGAGGACGAAGCGCGCAACCGCAGAACATACGCGCCGCTGTTCGCCTCCAAGTAGTTGTACCGGAACGTCACATGGGGGCGGTTTCCGGTGATCGGCGGGATGTCGACGGACAAGAGTGGTCCCTGCCCCTCCGCCATGTTGTTTTCAATCGTGACTGGGCCGTTCAACGACCCGCGGATAAGGCCATCGACCGTCCCGACGTTCTGCTCGATCTGGCAGTTGCGCAGGCTGAAGCCAAGCAAGTTGCCTTTGGCATTGATGATCGATGCACATCCAACGATGACCGATCGCTCGATAGCGAGCGTTGCGAGTCCGGTGCTCTTGCTTGCGTTATCGATGACGACGGCGTCCTTCAGGCCAACGAACGACACCGACTGTATGTTTGCTCCGCGATCTGGCCCGTCCGTGAGGCTGGTGAACGCAATGCCGTCGATAGTGCGAGCGGCAACCCCGGCGGCCTGGCGCAAGCTAACTCGGTCCACCTCCCAGTTGTCGGCCGGATTGCCGGTCGTGCGGGAATTGCCGAGGTCGAAGATGCGCCCGGTTCCGGTGGCGGCCTCAATCCATCCTGTCTTGATGTCGTTGCGGTTGTACGTTGCGCCCTGCTCTCCGAAGATCCGGACGCCTGGATTGTTGAAGACGATTGGCGCGCTGATGCGGTAGTTCGTCTTCCAGTTTTCTAGCTTGAACCAGCGAGCCTTACCGTTATCGCACTCTTGCGCCAGCTTGGCGAAAGCGACATTTGCCAGCGTTGTGCCATTGCGGGGGGCTGCAACGTCAAGCGTTGTTGCACTCTCGATGTCGCCCAAAGTGCGCGCTATTGCCGCGCTGAAGGGGGCGATAGCCCCCACATCATTCGCCCCTGTTGGGCCAGCGAGCTTCAGAGCCGCTTGCTCCAAGATTTCCGCTGCCTCAGCCGCACTAGATGCGGCCGCTGCAGCGACCTCCAGCACGCTAGGATTTGCTGGGGCGGCAGCCGCGGGCGGGCCGCTTAACCACCCGCTCATGTTTCGTACCTCACTCGGCTTACGGCGTTCAAAGTGACAGCCCTGCTTTTTGGCCCAGATGCTTGCGTAGTAGCACTGCTGTGGGCGCGTCGCTATGTGTGGTGGCGATTGCTCCGTAGAAGCGCCCTTGAAAGATCCACGCGATGAAGTTGCCGAACAGAAGCCCGGTGTAGGTCGACAGATTCAGCGGGTAGCTGTCCTCGACATGGGAGACGCCGGACCCCAACGCTGCGTTGAGGGCACCGCGCGTGTTTGGTGTGACCAGCGCGCCGTCGACGTAGGTTAGTGGCGTGCCAGTCGAAGCGTCGTAAGGCGCGGATCCGTCGCCAAGCAAGGAAACGCCAAAAAAGCGGCTGCCAGCAAGCGATTCGGCCCACAAAACATTTCGCGCAGTCGAAGCCGGTTGAAGCGCAGTGGCCACAAGCATTGACGAGGACCAACCCGAGATCGCGCACCCGAATCCGTCATCGACGCCGTCCAGTTGGAGGTAGTACCTTCCGCCTGAATCCTGTTGGAGGATCGGCGCCGCGGCTGTACTGTTTTGAAGCAGGTGATTGCCTCGACCTGACTTGTCCACGATGCGACGCGCCATCTGCCCCACGGCGCCGGGGATCGTTCCTGCCGGGTCTTGCCAAACCGTCTGAGGTCTGATGTCGGACCAATCCGCACCTTGCTCTCCCGCAGCAAAAAGCGCGGCGATGCGCTGCTCGACCGTTGCGTCGACGCTGACATAAGCCCCGCCGACCTTCGCCGACACCCCCGCCACCGCCGAGTACACCCCCGCCTTCTTGGCGAAGATGCCTACCGGATCAGCGTAGACGCCGCCCTTCTTGACCTTGATCGATGGCATGGGTCAGGCCGTCTGGATGTAGATCGTGCCGTCGGGGCGGCCGTCGGCGTTGCTGGGGGCGGTGGTGCCGACGAAGACGATCGGCTCGGCGACCAGGTCGCCCGAACCCGTCCGGGTCTGCGTCAGCAGGTTGACAGTCATCCGCAAAGGCACAGATCCGGCCACCGTCGAAGCCTTCCGCACCAGCACGGTGGTCAGCGATAGGTTGATCGGCAAGGAAACGCCCTGCCCGCCATCGAGCACCCTCCATGCGTCCGCGCCCACCTTGTAGGCCACAGGCGCGCTGTTGGGCGGCACTGAGATCTCGACACTTGCGCTGGGTGTTGCCGTGAGGGCTACACCGGCGCTGCCAAGGGCACCCGAAACTTGCACAGTCGACGAGGTGGATGTGATGACGGGTTCGATTGCGTTGGGCATGGGTGTTCCTTGGGCGCGACGCGCTTACTTCTTGCTCTTGTTCTCAGGGTCGGGCGCCTTTTTGTTGGCAGCTTCCGGCGCCTTCTTTGTCTTCACGATCTCGATGAGACCTTTGGCCTGCAGCTCGGAAGCAGCGGCCTCACTCATCTCGCCAACTTCACCGCGCGCCAGACGCAGGTTGTCGTGGCTCAGCGCGTGGAGCGCCTTGACTTCGATCTTCATGGTGTTCTCCTGAAAGAAAGACACCCCGGCCGAAGCCGGGGATCAGGGCTTACGCCGGGGTGATGTCACCCTTGATGAAGGCTTCAGGGCGGTACACAGCCAGACCGAGGCGCTCTTCCGCCAGGATCGTGACCATGTTCTTGATGAAGTCGTCCTCGTTTTCGGTAGCGACAGTCACGGTGGACTGCATGCGGTCGAAGACCTGGGCGCCCAGCTTGAACGCGCCCACCAGGAAGGTGTCGACGGTCATCGCCTGCGTTGCGACCACAGGACGGCCCCACAGCGCGGGGGTTGCCAGGCTCTGCGGGTTCGAGAACAGATAGGCACCGGTGGTGTCCTTCTGCAGCTCGATTGCAGCCCAGTCGCTCGGGTGGAGCACGATGCCCGTCGACGGGTACAGCGCCAGTTCAGCCTGCAGCAGCGCCAGTCGCAGCACGTCGATGCGCGTCGGAGAAGCGACGGTGATCGGGGCAGCGTAGGCGGTGGCCTGCGTGTAGATGCCGTTCAGGTTGTTGCCCGTGCCGGAGCCGTTGAGCAGCTGGCCTTCTTCGACATACGACAGCATGTAGCGCAGGCGGCCGTCGATATACGACTGCATCATCGGAGCATCCATCAGGATTTCCGTCGAAGCCTTCACGTAGGTCGCGATCTTCACCACGGCCGTCGCGATCAGGTCGAACGCGATGTCCGACTTTGGCTTTGCAGCACCTTCAGCCACCGTCGCCGCCATGTTCTGGAAGCCGGTCTCCTTGACGTACTGGATCAGATTCGAGTTCGTGCGGCCGGGCGTGATCAGGTCACGCACAGTCATGCGACGCTCGGCGATGCCCAGCACGCCACTCTGACGGTCGGGAGCGATGTTCGCACCGCCTGCGCCGGTGCCGGTGGTCAGGGACGTGATGTTGGTCACGGCCTTGACTGGCATCGAGAAGCTCTTGCGGAAGTTCGCGCCTTCGACGTAGCTCTTGAACTCGGCGGAATCGACGACCTCCTGGCCGGCCGACTTCTCTCCGGCTGCAGCGTCGGTGCCGCGGCGGGCCATCTTTTGCTGCATGTCCGTCAGTTCGGTCTGGAGCTCGCCTTGCTTGGCCAGCAGCTTGTCGATCGACTCCTTGACGCCTTCGCTCAGCTTGCCGTGATCGGCCTTGGCTTTCTCGGCGAATTGCTTCACCTCGCCGCTGATGTCTTCGAGCGACTTCTTGATCTGTTCGGGGGTAACGGTATCGGTCATGATTTGGCTTTCTGAAATGAAAAAGCCGCCTCAATGGGCGGCCGGTTTGCGGAGTTGGCGGTCAGGCTAGAGTCGGAAACCTGCGAGCAAAGCGCCCATTTCTTCCACTGCCTTCGTTTCGACGTCACGCTCACCGTGCGTCAGGGTCTTGATGCGGCCCACCAGGGACGTCGCATCAGCCCGAGAGAACCCGCCAGCCTCGCGCAGTAGGGTCTCGATTTCTTTGAGCGATTTGCAGGTATCGAGGCGGGACTTCACCGCGTCGATCTGCGCCTCAGCATTGGCTGGGAACGTGACGATGCTGATCTCTCGGAGATCGAGCTTGTTCAGCGTCCGAATGCCGGTTTTCTCGTCCATCGTGGACGAATCGACGTAGTAGCCGATGGACAACCCTTTGACCACTCGGCGCTTCATGAGCGCATGCGCCTGGGCAGCAAGTGGGATCTCTTTGGTCAGCAGCCAACCGGCCACCTTCAGGCCGCGCTCGTCTTCTTCTAGCACGTCGTAGCCGCCGATCGGCTGGTTGGAGTTGTGTTGCCAGAGAGCCGGGAGCGGATCACCAGATGCCTTGATCAGCTTCAAACTGTCCGCGAATGCACCTGGCGCGACGATCTCGCCGTAGCTGTCTACGTTTCCGAAAACCGAGCCGTAGCCGTCAAAGGTGCCATCGTCGGAGACGTTGCCCGCCTTGAAGGCGAACTGCTTGTGCTGCAGCGCAGAGTCTTTGCGATTCATGGAGTCTCCTTGGCCTTTAGGGCCGCTTGCTGGGCGGCAGCAACCGTTTCCAGCGTGTCGATGCCGAGGAACGACTTGAGCGCGTCCTGTGCTGTGGTCGCGGCCGGCTCTTCGCCGAGCTTGTCGATGGGCAGCATGTTGGATTGGACGGTCAACGTGTCCGCATTGCCGCCCTTGGTGGGCCAGTTCTCCAGCCCACGCACTTCGTCGCGGGTCATGTTCCCGTTCTGCACCATCGATGCATAGAACGCAGCACGCGCCGTGCTGTCTCCGCGGAGTAGCCCTTCGATCGAGAACTCGGCAAAGTACTTTTTCCGCTCAACAGGTGTGAGCAGGCTCTTGCGGATGCCCTGCTCGATACGGACAAGCCACGGGCGCAGCACAAAAGTGACGAACCCAATCTGTTGCTGCTCGATGCCGGTTCCCCAGCTGGTCGACTTTTCGCTGTGGCCGACCATGAATGGAGGAATTCGGAACCAGCGGCAAATTTCTTCGATGTTGAAACCTCGGCTCTGCAGCAGCTCTGCATCCTGCGCGGAAAAGGACAGTGACTCGAAGCCCACGCCCTTCTCGAGCACGTAGACGCCGCCGTTGGCCTGCACCTTAGCGATGTGGGCTCGGTAGTCGTCCCGTTGTTCGGGCTTGAGCATCGCGTCGACGCGGATGATGCCCGACTGCTTCAGAAGACCGTCCTTGAACTGAGATGCGCTGGCTCTATCGGTGGCCACGGCGGTCCCGAACACGTTCCGGGCATAGGAAACCGGGCTCAACCCGATCACACCGTCCGTGGAGAACGCAGGGATGTGCATCAACCCGTTCTCAGGGATCAGCCGCGGCGCGCCACCAGTGACGTCAAGATACCGGTATTCGAGCGATCCATCTGGCAGCCGGCGCACGGTCATTCGCTCGGGGATGAGGAAATTCAGGGCGACGATGCCTGATCGACTGCGGACGATCTCGCAGTAGAAGTTGCCCCACAGCAGCATCGATGCCACTGCTACTTCCCAGAAGGTGACGGCCGTCATGTCGGCGTTCGGCTGGTTGTGAAGAACCTCGTACAGCGGGTGGTCCGATGCGATCCGCCTGGATCCATCAGGCTGGCGCTCGTAGAACCCCAGCGGCAGCGTCGAAATGGTCTCAGAGATCAGCCGGACACACGCCCACACGGTCGACAGCTGCAGCGCGCCATCAACACCGACGGTCTTTCCGGTGAAGGACTCCGTGCCGAGGTAGTCGCCCCAACACCCGGGCGTCGT